CCCCGAGCCCCCCGGTCACGACGGATGACCCGGCAGCACGGAGACGTTCTCCTACACGCTCAATGACATCTGTCTCCAAGTGGCGCAGGATCGACAGTTCGTGATTGCCCCTGCCCATGAATGCAATGTTAGGCGCAGCAAATTCACAGAAGTCCGCATACCCTTCCACAATTCTATCAATGTAATCCGGTGCGTTGTGCTCTTCTCGGATGTCGTCCCTTGCCCTTCGGGGGTCGTACCTCCCTTGCATGAGACAGAGTTGGTCCCCTCCCTTGATGATGGGCGCACCTTCATCGACTGCCTCATGCATATGCTTGGCAATCAGTTCCTGGTTGGAATGAGGATTGTCCCAGTGCTCATCGAACTGAAGAAGTAGTCTGACGGTGCCGTTAACGGCAACAGTATCGGTGAATTCAATAATCGGCACCTTGCGCCTGCGGTGCACTGTAAATTTTGGTTTCGGGGGCATTGTTCATTTGAAAGTTAAGATTTAGAGAGACGTTTCTGCACACGCTTCCAGGCAGGTAGAAACAAGGTCTCCACTGCGCGGACGACGGGTTCATCTGGGAACCCCTTGGCAAAACTGATCCCTGAGAGATCCAGGGCAGCATGAATCATTTCATGGCAGAGAGTCTCTTTTGCAATCTTTGCACTGAGACCCTTCCCTAGAAAGATGGTCTTCTTGTCGTGATGGTAATACCCAAAGCATTCATCGTCGCTGAGATCCCTCTCAACGACCTTGATGGGTACGCCTGCAATACGAACTATTTTTGGGAGCGTCACATTTACTCTTCCTCATCGCTTGCATCATCCCTCCCTCTCAGTCGTTTCTTTGCATTGTTGATGAGTTTGTATGCCCATCGAGAATCCCTTCCGGTGCTGATGCCAATTTCCTCAAAGGTTCGTTCCTCGACGGACCCCAGAACTGCCATACGCACTCGCATGTACAAAAAGTCCCAAGACAGGAATCGGTCACTGTGCTCAAGGACAAAGTTTTTCGTGCCGGTAAGATCTGTTACCTTGCTCATCTTCGATCAGTTGAACCTTCATCGGTTTTCCCGGCACCAAATATTGCTTGATCTTCTCTGTCACGAATACCGGCGCTTTAATCCAGTCTCGGGTTGGAAGTTCAATCCGTGCCATGACAACCTTCGGGTTCTGTGCAAATTTTAAAACGACTGCGCGGCAGAATCGCGGAACCATTAGTGGCAACACTTCCGCCGCAGCATGATGGACTTTCAGTTTAGCAATGCCTGTCGGTCGATACATGATCCGGGGTCGCCCAGGCTGGGTATCGTCGTAATACCAGTCATTTGACGCTAAATGGGCATCCCTGATCTTTTTCAAGACCCCCCCGGAACATCGCATCGACGCTAAAACATCCTTTTGCTGGAGGTCGTCCTCCCCCGGGGGTTCCTGTTCTTCGTTATTTACCATTTTAGCAGTCCTTTCGGTTTTGAGCTTCTGGGGGAACCGTAGGAGGGAATGCCCCCGGATTCCTGGGAGGGGTCGCTGAGACTCTCGTCCAGATGGTAGATCCCGGTCACGGCTCCATAGCGAATGCAGTCAATCGGGTCTTTGGTCGCCTCCTTCTGACCACCTTCATTCGTGTATTCTCCCAGTGCCTGAATCAGGTTGACGCATTTCTCACTGACGTAGAATCGCGGACGGTTCACGCTATCCACCGGGCGATTCCGGTCGTATGCCATCAGGTTGTTGAGTGTTTGCAGTCCCTGATCGATCTCATGCCCCCGGTCACCGGGAGGGATCAGGCTAGGCAGGCAAATGAAGTCAAAGTCATCGAGGTTCGACAGGATGTTCTCGCTTCCCCCGTCCTTGCTCGGAGTGGTGAGTTTGCACATCCGGGGATCGATGATCCGCTCATGGATCTTCTCGCCGGCACCCCTTGTGTCGGTTGTGATGCGTCCGTCGTCGTGCTCGGTGACGATCCCGCCCTCCAGGTCGTAGAATAACTTCACATAGTCCCGAATTCCCAGACCTCGACCCCGGGCACCCGGTCCTGCTTTCCATTGCCCCCCTCGCCATTCGACCCAGTCCTCGTCGTCGGGATATTCCCGATATACCCACCACGTCCCGTCCGGGGAAACTGCTACCCAGAGACAAAACCAGTTCTTGGACCCGCCAGGATCGATCAATTGATACCTTGTGACGTTCTCCTGCGGGATTTTGTCCGGGGCAACTACGTTGGTTTCCCGGGAAAACATCGGGAATACCGTGGTGCTGGACCGCACGGGTACCCCATAGGCTCTAGTCAGGATTTCCTCCCGGGGACGGTCCTTCAGATCCTTTTTGATCCGGGTATATCCCCCGAATGGATTGTTGATGGAGTGGAAGTAGATGATGCTGGCATCTCTCTGCGTACTGCGCTGGAGGAACGGCACACGCTCCCCGTCGAGTAACTCAGCAGAAACCTGTTCCAGCGTGTCTGCCTGGTGCAGAAACGACCGCACCGTCTCCGTGTATCCATAGATCGGAGTGAAGGTCAAAAGCATCTTTGCGTTGCGGGTCGCAAGACGAAAGCGAAGGGTGTTGAGCAGTTCCGGTCCTAACAAATACTCATCCAACCAGACCCCCCACGGAACGAAGTTGTCTTCAAAACTCCCCAGCTCCGCGCCCTCGAGGATGCTTTGATCCTGTTGGAACTGGGTGTAGTGCTTGAAAACGATCTGACTGTCATTCGGGAAGATGAGGGATGCCCCGGAGAAACCCGTCTGCCGCTTGTAGGAGATGTAGTGGTTCTTACTGCGCGAGGTCTTGCGCAACTCCGGGGGTAACCATTCGTAGACGGTCTTTTGCACCTGCCGGATCGAGACTTCCGCGTTCTGCGCAAAGGCAAAGATCAGACTGCCGGCGTTTTCGGTTGCCGCCCTGATAATACTACGCGCACCGTAGACAGTCTTGCCCGACCTGTTTCCGCCCAGGACGATCAACTCATTCGTCGCATCCTTTCCCGTCATCATGGCATCGGCACTGTCCCAGTGCGGCATCTGGAACCCGCAATTCAGGGGATCGTGCGCAGCATTGCGCAACGCAGCATGGTATTGCCGGTGAAGATCGAGCACCTTCTCAGGGTCCATCCTTGCCAACTGCCGTGCAGTCGGAGGCGTGAGGACCGGGTGCTTTTGCCAGTCCAGCATAGTTATTGAACTATCTGCCGCAAATCCTCCGGGTGGATCGCAAACAAATCTTCAGGCAGGCGCAGTTCATGCCGGCGCACGACAAAATTTATCCGTTCCAGCGGATACTTTTCCGGGGTGCGATCAAACACATCGTGGTTCGTCGCCCATCCCGCAAAGGTAAGGGTGGGCAGTTTTCCCACCATCAACACATAGATCTCGCACTGCTTGTCCTTCTTGTTGAACGGGACGAGCAGGTCTGCCCCTCCCCACTGGAAGGTCTTCACGTCAACCGTTGTGCCGTGCAGGGTCGTGTCATGCACCCGGTGGGTGTCTCCCATGTCCAAATCCACTTCAAACAACCGGGCAAACGCAATCTCCCCGGCAAACCCGGAAATGTTGATTTCCAAATCCGACTTGGGGGAAGCTCTCTGGTTTTCACTACCCCAGGCGATGTTGGACTCCTGTCGCTTTCCCCCAACCTGCTGCGCAAGTTCGATCTCTTTTCCGTCCAGTGTTATCGTGTATTCCATTACTCCAAAAGAATCAGCACCGTGTGCGATCTCACCTCCTCGCCAAACCTCCAGTAGACACTTTCAACCACCCCACTAAACCCCTTGGTCTTTTTGAGTGGGGTAACGCCCTCGACAGTTTCCTCCCACAAAACCTCAACCTTTTCGCCCACCACGGGTTCCCGCCCGATGGTGTAGACATCACGGTGCTGCTTCCCGTCCACCGCTACAAACCTGATTGTCATCCCTTTGAGTTGTTTTCGACCTCCCACACAATTTGTCTGCGGTTGCCTCGTCCTGGTCCCCTTCTCTCAGTCCGACGCACATATCTCTTCTTCTCCAGTGGTTTCAACCGGGGAGAGGTTGTGTTGGAATCGATGTTGGGGTGCAACCTCTGCACCTCCACTTCGATCTGATAAGCGGTTCCAGACCCGCCCAGTCTCCTCATAGCGTCCAGCACGATCCTCTCCACTCGGCATGCCGCTTTGCCCCGCATAGCTTCTGCCGCAAGGCGTGAAGTGTCGGGGTCGGAGACCCGGGCGTACGCCTCTGCGTATGAGAATAGGTCGTCGCCCGTCATCCCTTGGAATCTTTTTCGATTTCCCGCGCAACTTTCTCCATCGGGTCTTCCGGGGGGAGCTTCTTGCGCTCACCTTCAGACGCATCCTTGTCCACCATTTCGCGAAAACTCAGAACTCGCTCCCCCCTGCTCTCAAGGAAAGCGTCACACGCTCGCTTGATTTCGTCGGTTAATATGCTTCTAACTCCCATCAGTTTCTCCTCCAGTCGGCAGGGCGCACCCGCACCCACCAAGATCGAATTCGTTGTAGTTTGTTTCGTCCGCCTCGATCCTCTCTCGGAACTGACGCATCGTGAGCACCCGCTTTTTCCCGTTTCGCGTTTCCGTCATTATGGAATGATCGCCCACAAGTTCGCGCATCGACTCCTCCTCTGCCTCATGCATTGCGTACCGTTCGGGAAAATGTTTGAGGAGTGCACGGAAGGACGCTTGACCGCTTTTTATGCACCAACCTCCGCAGTTGGCATGACCCCATCCCCCTAAAAAATACATCCTGGGAGGTTCTAAACCCTCTCTCCTGGCCCATTCCAGAGTATCTCTTTTGGTCAACCACGGTTTGTCGCAAAGAGGCGCAACGTAGTTCCAAGAGTCAGTGCGTTCCTTGATTCTTGTAAATCGATGTTCTTCGTCAAAACAGATTCCCAGAATTATGTCTGTCGCAGAATCGCAATGCGCCGCTTGCCACTGATGAAGAATCTTCCGTTTGAGAATCTTGCTGCACGGATCAATCCTGCTGTTCCCAATGATTTTCTCGTCGCGCATCACCTCCCAAGGAGTTCTGCCGTCTGCAATGACTTCCAATGGTGCGCCCACATTGTCCGCTGCCTCATGGAGAAATCTGTAATTGTCTTCATCCTCGATCTTCGTGTCTGCAAACAGCAACACCATGCCATCAGACCCCCGCTCCTCGGAATATCGCTTTGCTGCCGCCCACGAACTGATTCCGCTAGAGAACATACTGACTGCCCTATATTTTCGCGCCTTCATCAGTTCGATGTTTTGGTTCCCGCGGCGACCGTTGGAGCCAGGTGGTTGTCTCAGGGTCGAGCAACATCACCGAATCTTGGCAAGCTCGTTCCAGAAGAACGCTCGCTAAACGCCGCGCCATTTTGCCTACAGCGTCCCTGCCTGCGGGATATTTCGGGTAGTCTACCAATCCTACCACAACGCCAGCCTCTTCGCCCCCTGGATAGATGTATTTCACGTCCTCCACAGTCACACATAACCCCTCTTCACAGAACTCACGGCACGCCTGTTCTATTATCGTGCGGGGTCCGGACAGGTAGATTCTTACCCACCAAGTGGGATTGTGAGCCTCAGTCATCAATTCCTCCCCCTCATCACTTCCCGCTCAATCGCCCCAAACTCATGCCGCTCAAATTCCTCGTAACATCGCATGAACAACCACTTCAGTCGTTCCTCCCGCTTAGGGTCTTGACGCATCATTTCCTCGTCCACAATCTGAAGCATCCCGTGCTCCCCACGACGGATCTCGATGACCAGGGCATCGTCTGGAAGTTCAACAGACCTCATCT